GATCCCGATATTTTGGGCGGCGCGCAGCAAGTAATCCCGATGAAAGTCAATCCGGCCGTTCAAAGCGCGGCCACGTTGGCGAACGCGTATGCGGATTCAATCACTTTCACGTCAAAGGATTACGGCGCGTTCACGTCGCAGATCAATGTGGCCGTAGCAACGGGGACATCCCAAGGAAAACTGCTTTCAATCACGTTCGAAGACACATTGGAAACGGTAGACGATTTGGGCGGCGACATCATGTTCAATCTCAAATACGTAAAACCCACGGGCGGGTGGGATGCGATTACTTCGGAAGTAGAATCCGGTGGCCACGTCGTAACCAATGCTACTCGAGCTATCGCCGGACTTGATAGCGCCATCACGCTACAAATGGCTGGAAACTCCCTGGTAACCGTAGCCAGCGCGGAAGTTGCGGACACGACCCAGCAAGTTGTGATTTACGGTTTGGACGCAACCGGGGCCGCGCAAAAAGAAACAATCAATCTGAATGGAACGGCCACGGTTTCCGGGCTACTGACTTTTTCCAAAGTGTATGGTGCGCGGGTTATCGGCACCACGACGGGGATTGTTACGGTAGCAGACACGGTGCCAGCAACCATTCTCACGATTGCGGCGGGAGCGAACACAACAAAGGGTTTAGCGGTAGGCGTCGCGATGTACCTAAGCAATTCGGCGCTAACCGTCGTCGCCGATGGCGCTACTACCAAGATCCTGGTTGTCGCCGGCTACAGCGCCACGGGGGCCGCGCAGCTAGAAAAATTCACCCTTACCGGGGCGGTGGACGTCGTTGGTACTGGGAATTTTTCCGAGATTACATTCATCGCCTTGGGTGACGTAGAAGCGGCACGCACGCTCACTTTCAGCGCGGAATCGGCCAGGGCAAACGCAGCGGTTCAAAACACTTTGCAGAAAGTTGCCGACTACTACAACGCACGCTACGTGGCTTCCACGGGCGGGTTTGTTTGCACGTTGGTAACAGGCTTAACCACGTTATCCCCCGCTAACCTGGACGTGACCACGGGTGCAGGGGGAGCGGTTAGCTGTCTATCCCCAGCTAACCCCGCGTACTACGCGGATTTGTGGACTATGATCAATTGGGTGAATAACAATTCCCAATACGTCACGGCCGCAAAAGCGTCAGGCGCAATCGGCGGTGCGCCCAGCAATACCACGGCACCCACGTTTTTGTCCGGTGGGAGTGAGGGCACTACCGCGTTCGGCAATTGGCAGACGGGCCTAAACCTGCTGAAAAAGGTGCGGGTAAACACAGTTGTTGTGTTGTCAGCGGATCCTGCTGTCCATGCGGCACTCGAAGCACATTGCGCTTATATGTGCGGGATTGGGCGAAGTGAGCGAGACGGTTTCATCGGGTTACAGAATACCGGTTTGACGGATGTACCCACAAAGACGGAAGCAAAAACGCAAATTATTGCTCTCAATTCGAGACACGTTCGAGCGTTCGCGCAAGCGTGCGAGCGATACAATACCGCAGGGGAGAGGCAAGAGTTTGCCTCATATTTCACGGCGGCGGTAATGGCGGGTATGCAAGCCGGAAGCGTCGTTGGAACTTCCCTTACTAACAAGTATGCAAACGTCCTCGCTTTGCGCCAATCGGCAACGTGGAACCCAACAGATGATGCGGAAGAAATGATCCAAGCGGGATTGTGCTTTCTCGAAAACATCGACGGGGTCGGCCGTCGAGTAGTACGAAATGTAACTACTCACTTAAGTACCTCTAACCTGTCATTCACAGAAGGTTCAGTTAATGAGGCCGTGAATTTTGCATGTTATACCTTCAGGAATAACATGGAAACGGCAGTGGGCAAGCGTGGCTTTGCTGGCACGATAAACGCGGCAAAAGGTGTTGCCGTTGGTACGTTGGGATTGCTCAAAGACGCGGGGGTTATCGTTGCATCGAGAAGTTTGGACGTTGAATTGCTTGTTGATATTCTCGAAGTGTCAGTCGAGATCGCGCCAGTACTCCCAATAAATTTCGTAAAAAACACAATTCATCTTGTAACAATTCCACAAAGCGCGGAATAGTGAGGTAAAACCATGGCCGAAAAAGGAAGACTATTCACCGGAGCGCGGGCGCGCTTTTCCATAAACGGTGTAAAGGTGGGCTACGCGAGAAACGTTGCGGTTACTGAGCAAATCGAACAATTCCCGATCGAAGTTTTGGACAACATCGAGGTGGAAGAATATGTGCCCATCGCATACCGTGTGCAATTCACGGCGTCCATGTTTCGGATCATCGGCGAGACAGTAAAGACGCTCGGATTTTTCCCCGAGACTGGCGGTAACACAGAAGAACATCTCGAAAATATTCTCGTGAGCGGTGACCTAGTAGCGACAATCGAAGACACGAAAACTAGTAAGATTTTCGCGACGTTAGAGCAAGTGAAAGTCACTTCGCACTCTTGGACAATTGACGCACGGGGTGTCGTGGGGGAGGATCTGGAATTTGTCGCTATCCGGTTACGTGACGAAAGCGAAATTTAGAAGTATATTTGGTTGGTCTGGTCTCCTACTCCATTTGGCAGAAATCCCGTTTCGCACGCGGGTATCCCCTTGAACGCTCCTTCCCGTATTCAAGGGGATTTTTTATTAACACAAAGCACGCATAAGTAGATCAAAAAGGGCGTGATTGCCCCATGTCACGACGGGAAGCAATCACGCCCAAGGAAAACACTACGAGATGAAACTAGCAATTTTTAAAACGTTGTCAATGCTGGCCGTACCAGGCAAGTTAGAGGCCAACAAAGGAGAGCGAACCAATGGCAGACAGTAAAGCGATTATGGAACGATTAACACCGAAGCATTTACAAGAAGAAATTGAAGATGACACGCGGGCAATGAAACGTACCATTGAAATGGAGGTCGGGGAAAAAGAGGCCTTGCAAAAAGAAATTCAAAAAGACGATCCGAAGATGAAACCGAAATACACGTTTTCTATTAATTGGACGGATACCCAGGGCAAGGTTTGGAAAGGCGAATTTGTTAATAAGATATTATCGATTCGTGATCGACAAATGGTAGGCGTGATGCGTGCTCGCTTAGGTAATGCTTTGCCGTCAGAATCTCTTGATTTGTTAACGCAGGAATTGAATTTAATGATTGCCCATTTAATGTTTTCTTTGGAAGTGAAACCGGATTGGGCAGAAGACTTGCGGGATTTACAGCACGTCGAGTTATTGCAGGACATTTACATGGAGGTGATGGCCCACGAGGCCATGTTTTTCAGACGAGAAACAATTACTAGCGAAAGCTAAGGAAAACGTAAAAATTGGTTTTAGCCAATTGAAAAAATGGTGGACAAACAAATATAAATTACCTGCTAACCATGATTTATTTGTTGGACAAAGTGAATCCGAGTTAGCGTTAGAGATGTTTGAAGATATGCTTTTAAGGAAACAAGAAATATTAGACGATTTGGAAACAAGTGATTCTAAGAATGCCAACGAATTGTATCGACAATTGAACGCTTTAAATGCAGCATTAGGCGAAGGCGAAGTAGTTCAAGACGATTTAGTAGATCGTTGGGAAAAAGAGCTAGAACAAGGGATTACGCCCGATCTAAACGAAAGGTAGCGCGTTGCCTAAAGATATAAAAACGAATGTCATTGTTGACGTTAAAACTAAGGGCGTAAGCGAGGCCGATCAAAAAACTTCCAAGTTCAACAAGAGCATTACGAAAGCGCTAAACGAGCAAACCAAGGGTTTCGCCGAGGCGATAAAAAGCATTGAGAAACTGTGCGAGGCGACCGTACGCGCTGGACAAAAAACCGAGCGCACGACAAAGCGTACGACGGAAGCGATTAAGCGTAAGACGGCGGCGGAAAAAGAGGCCGCGAGGGTAGCAAAAAGCGCTTTGCGTGAGGCGGAAAGGGAAGCCTCCAGGGTAGCGAGGCAAACGCAAAGAGACGATGAAAAGCGCAAGGGGGCTTTCCGCCAAGGTCTGGCGCAAGGCGGGTTTCCCCTCCCGGCCCCGTTTCTACAACGTGGTCCGGGCATGGGCCGACAGCTTGCCGGTATGGGCGTGGGTGCCATGGTAGGAGGTACGTTTAGACGTGGTTTAGGAATAGGTAGGGGCCTTGCTGGGTCGGCGTTTAGCGGCCTTGGCGGCATCCAACAAGCACTTGCCGGGATTCCTATCGTGGGTGGTGCGGCGGCGGGTATGGTGGCTACAGCGGCGGGATTTTCACAACAGCATATCCAGTTGCAACGGCAACGAATCGGCATGGCTTCGATTTTAAATAGCCCGATTGATCGACAACGCGCCTTACAATCGGCCGGTCGCGCCAGCGCACAATTACAAGAGCTTAAAGCCCAAGAACTTTCTGTAACAAAATCGGCAAAATCGCCTAAAATCGATATGTTGCGCGATAAATTACAAGCGGAAATAGATGATATGTTTCCGTCTATGATTGAAAGCGCGTCAACCCCGATAATAACGGCGGCAGAAAAACGGGCCGGGGATATCGAATTAGCGCAAGCTAAGGTTGCCATACAAAAAGAGAAAATAAAGAAATTGAAAGGCCGGGCAGCGCGTACGGGCATGGAATCGGTAGGCGCTCTTGGCCTAAACTTACTGGGTGTATCCATCCCGGAGGCCGAGCAAGCGGCGGCGGGTATTGTCCAAGCGGGCGGGGGGCGAATAGGGGAAGCGCAGCGCCAAGGGATGATTAGGGCTGGGTTCGGTGCAAGGACTGCCTACGGCGTACAAGAGGGGGTAGCGGGTGCGTTCCTTAAGGGCGGACGTCGCGGCGGATTAGAGGGGGCTCGAGGCCAGGCCGGGCGCGCAATGACAGAAGCAATCCAAGACGGATTAAGACTTGGCCTCGAGGGATCCGAGATTAACGATTATTTGCAAAGTATCGCTTCGGGAATACAGCAATTCGAGATGACTGGGATCCCAGTAGCAAAAGATTCTATTGCCGGAATGAGTCAAGCATTTGCTGTAGCGGGAATTGCAAGCACTCGAGCTTCTAAATTAGGTCAAGGCATAACGAGTTACGCCCAATCAATGGGCCAACGTGGAATTAAAAGTGGTATGGATTTACTCATTTTGCAAAGACTGGGGGGATTTAAGGGGGGAGGCGCAAAAGAATTACAAGACGCCTTTATCCAATTGGAAAAAATGAAAGTCGATATACAAGGTAAAGGCGTAAATGACTTTAACGTACAAGATGCTACGTCTAGCCTTTTGTTAGAAGTAATGCAAAAGGGCGGGGGCGGAACAAGCGGCGAATTCGAATTGCAATCCGTTTTAAAAAGTATGAATGCCAATATGTCTAATACTGAAATACGTTTATTGGCAAAAAAATTAAGAAAAGGAAAGCTAACCCCTGACGAGCAAAAAGAGGCCGATGCAGCGGCAAAACAACGATTAAGGGGGGAAAGGGAAGCGTCTTTAATAGAAAAAAGGGGGTTAGGCGGATTAGCCAGTTCAGCGGTTAATCGTTTAGGCTCGGCGGCGAAAAAGCAAGCGGACATACAAAATCAACAAATAGAAGTAGGCGCAAAAATGACGCCCGCAGTGCAAGCCCTAGAACAGTCTGCGCTAAGCACTACTAAAGCGTTTACGACACTAGTGGACGGGCCTTTAGCCAACTTTGGCAAATGGCTTGAAAGATCAACTACGGTATTAAGTAACGTAGTGACGAAATCAGAAAAGGAAAAATTGTCATTAATAGAAACGGCGAAAGAAGTGTGGAAAACCATGGGATCAAATTAAATGCCATTTATAGGTAAATCAGAAGCGCGCCCAGGGTTTCAAGGATCCGAAACCACGACGGCGATTTGCACAGTTTATCAACATGGCGATGATCCGATAATTCTAACCGGCGAGGGTGAAGGTTCCACCAAATTTTCTGGGAAGAAATCCATCGATCCGGTTCCTAGTATTCTTTCAGTGCAAACGCAAAAAGCAATGGGCGCGTCTTCGGGAAATTTCGTAATGACGTTGAAACCGTCTAAAGCGGCTGAGTCACTTTTCGATTCCATTGTTGACGATGATTGGGTGGATATTTCGTTTGGTAGACACGGTAATTCTTGGCATGTATTCCGGGGATTAATCGATGAAATAAGAACATCGAAAACAGTTGGGGGGACGGGTGCGACTACGGAAGTGATGACTGTCACGGGTAGAGATTTTGGACGGATTTGGGAGCAAACCCCTGTTTGGTTTAATCCGTACGCTTCGCATGAATTTGTAGAACGAGCGACGATGAGAAACATATTTAATGGACTGCTACAAATAGCTGAAGATCCCGGTACGGTATCCATGAAGTTTTTGCGAGATTTCCTGGAAGCTATTGCGGACGACAAAGGGGCAAACTGGAATCCCCCTCCATGGATGCCCGGTATAGTAGGGGGAAGTATCAAAGAGAGCATTATTTATTCCCAGAAATATTACCAAGACTTGCCGCACCGTATTAATTTCAATCTTCATTCCGCAGTACCTCAAGGGATGCTTTGGGATCTGGCGAAGCAATATTCGGATCCAATGTTTACGGAATTGTACGCGGACGTACTCCCGGACGGCGATCCGTATTCGCCCAGGATACAAGCGGGGGATCCTCTTGATCCCAGCGAGACAAAAATGACGGCGGTAATACGCGATAAGCCCTTTCCAATCGTGTACAGTGGTTTAGAAGACTACCATTCTGAATGGGAAAATTTACCTATTTTCGAAGTGCACCGGCAAGAAATTACAACGGCGGATTTAGGCCGATCTGGGTTCGAGCGGTTTAACATTTTTTTCGTCGCGGGACTAATGACTCAAGAAAATTTTCCCGAGCACGCGATAACGATGTTACAACCATTGTATGACGGTGATTCCATAAGACGTCATGGGATGCGCCGCATGGACATTCAATTGGCAGTGCGAACAAATCCGAAGTACAGTTTGGACTATACAAAAATGGTCCGCGACATGCGTTATTTGTTGCGCGATTGGTATTGCATGAACCCTTATTTTTATTCGGGCTCAATTGAATTAGCGCATGGACGACCGGACATAAAAATAGGGTGTCGCGTGCGCATACCGGGGGCGGCGCTGAGCAATAACCAAGAACAGCCTACAGAAACATACTACGTTGAAACGGTGAATCATGTTTGGCAATTTGGTTCGGGGATGCGTACCATTTTGGGCGTAACTCGCGGTTGGTTGGGTACGGATGGTTCGTACATGGCCGCATTATCAACTATTGCGGATCGATACCAGTTGGCGGATTTGACGGGGGGTATGGAATAATGTGGGAAAGCGTTAGAGTAGGCGCGGGTACGCGCATTCAATCGGGCGTACCGATGAAAGCCTTGTCTCGAGATGGTATCCATGCACGCGGGTTGCTCCTTCGAGGTGTCGTGATGGCTACCTACGTTACGGACGACACAACGCACCCACAAGCGGACGACCCTTACGGGGTGCCTTCGACGGTGTATTGTGATGTGTTGGTCTACGCGAGTATCCCAGGCCTTCGATGGTTTACCCTGGGAAAGGTCATGGTATCGCAGAACAGGGGAGGCCTTCACCGGGGGGATTTGTGGAGGCCTCGAGCAACTACAACTAATATTTTGGGCGAGTTAAACGCGTACGAAGGAAGTAATCCTGGATATTTCGACGGGGATCACGTCCTAATTGGTTTTCTGAATGACAGCCTTGATCAGCCGGTAATTTTGCGGGGATTGCCCCATCCTTCGAGGGATATCGGAAACGGGGATTACGAGCTAGGGAAGCGCATGAAGCTGAAACTTGTGGACGGGGATCCCGAGTTTCACAAACACCACGGGGTTTTTTGGGGCGTCGATAACGAGGGGAATCACATTGTCGATACGACGTTCGCGAACGATGGGAGCATTGACGAAAAAGGCAAAGAGCCGGATCCCCCGACGAACGGTACCCAGGGCAACCAAGTTCGGAAAATCCCGGTAGACTCTTCGCACGAATTGATCGTGCTCGACATGTCGAATCCCTTGTCGCCGGTCGAGGTCGGCAAACTGGTTTTTCGCGCAAACGGAGCACAGGACGACGTTACCTTGGAACTGGGAACGGGCGCGGTATCGGTAGCGATAGCGGACCATCTCGAGGCTTTGTACACGGCAGCGGTTACCGGGGTAAAGGCCGCGTTCGACGGCCACAAGCACCCAACGGGTACCGGGCCTAGCGGGGTATCAGATTTACAGTTACCCGATTGGGATTCGGCAATCAATTCTGACAAATTGACAATATCGGATAACTAGCCGAGGTTTTACGGAATGACACTGTCAGCAAGCACATTGGCCACGAAATTGAAAGCATTACCGTTGTATGACGATGAGGGGGAAGCCATCGCGGGATTTACGGATGCGTTCAGTGATTACTTTTCGGGCGCGATGTCAAATGGATTGCCTATTAGCGCGCTCGCCTTGCCCGCAGCAAAGACGGCGATGAATTCGGCGATGATTGCTTTGTTATCGTCGAATGCGGCGAACGCTCTAAGTTTAGGGATCGCCGCATTTTGGGGCGCGTTGGTGCCGGTCACGGCGTGGGCCACGGTGACGGCAATAACACCGCCACCATTGCTAGCCAATTTGGAAACGGATCTACTTCTTACATTTTCAAATAACAAGACTGGTAAATTAGATAAAGACGTATCAATGACGGCAATTGCGGCGAAGATACATATCGATAATATAGGGGGATTGGCAACGTGGCCGAGCCCAGTTGGCGCGGTAGCGATTACGTGAGGTAAAATGCCTAGTAGCACGATTGCATATATTAAAGAGAAATCGAGGCAACGCGCCCAGAAAGACGATAAATTTCTGAAACGTATGCTCTACTTTTTTGAGCTACGTTTGCCCGCATCATTGCTACAAGTGAAAACGTCGAGTTTTTTATTTCCTTTGGTAATCCCTCCCGAATCGTATTCGATGGATGAACCGTTTTCGGCCGAAATAACCCCTACGCAAGGCGGCGGGGTATTCGTCGAGGAAAACGGGATTGTGCAACGGTCGATACATTTGCGCGGAACTACGGGCTTTAAACCACGATTGCTCAAAACGTATGATTCGCTCCCAGCCGGAAATATCCCGGTACCGGCAATTTTGAACCCAAAGCAAAAATCGTTTTCAAGATCATTACCCACGTCGCCGGTTATTCAAGCGATTTCAGGACATCGCCATTTCCAATATTTGCAGGATTCGGTTTTCCGTACGTACGCGGATCTGAAACGGGATCCCGCAACTTCGGAAGAAACGGTATTGATTTTTCATAATCCGAAGGACGATGAGCATTGGGTGGTAATCCCGCAAAAATTCACGCTCGAGCGCGAAAGCGGGCAACCGTTTCTCTATCGATACAATATCGAATTGACGGCGGTGGACACGGCGGAAGCACGGGATGCGGATTTTTCAGAAGACAAAAATATTTTTGACAACATGAAAGATACCTTGAGGTCAATGAAACGTGGTGTTGATTTGGCCACGGGCGCGCTCCACGACTTGACCGCGATACAAGCGGAAGCAAAAGCGTATATCAACAATGTTACTCAAATAATTGACGCGGTGACCACGGTATTAAGCGCGGCTTCTGATTTTATTGACGGGGTTACTGATTTGATACAAACGCCCCTTTCACATTTAACGGCCACGGCCGCGTTAATTGATGAGGCGGCGGAATTGATTAGCACGCACAAAGAACTAGGTGATACCTACGCCAATTTTCCCGAAGACTACCTTCAAAAATTGCGACAAATGGCGGACGGGCTAGAGCAACTAGGTACTAATCCATCGAGTTGGGAAACTTCCACAGAATCGACACTGAGAAAGATTCGAGATCAACAAGACATTCGTCGTATGATTAGCTCTACGCGGCGTTCGACATCGTTGGCTAGATCGATAGACACTTTAGAAAAGGCACGAGCGCTCGGAACGAATTTAACTCCCGGTGACATAATGTCCGCCGATGGAACGGTGCTAGCGGGTAACCGTATACGACGGTATAAAAGCGGCCGACAGGTTACGCTAAACGAGGGGGATACCCTGGTTTCATTGTCAGCGCGTTATTTGGGTGATGCGCGTTTGTGGCAATATATCGCCATCGCCAACGGTCTAAAACCACCATTCATTGATTCCCAAGCAAACGTCCCTCTTGTTGGCGGTGTCAGTGATGGCAGTCAAACGTCTGGTAGGGCCACGGGTGCGGATGAATTACCGTTTGACCGTACGCTAGGTGTAGGCAGTAAAATCGTCATACCATCAAATACGGTATCTTCTCTTGATTTTCCATTGCTTCCTGTATTGGGTGCGCGGTTGGAAGAAACGACAGAAGAGCAATTTTTGGGTACGGATACCGAGCTAGTGGGGGAGCAAGCGTTAACTGGCTCAGATCGTGTCCAGTACGATATCCCAATTGATTCAGAATTGGGAAGCGTGGATGTAAAGTTGGTTTCAGGTATGCGGAATCTAGGTCAAGTTATTTTGACGCGCCTACGCGTTGAACAGGGTTCGGATGTGCTCTACCAACGATTGGGAATCCAACGAATTGTTGGTCTGGGGATGACGGCCGTCAATTTGGAAAACGCACGTTTCCGAGTTTTGGAAGCATTATCGAGCGATCCAAGGGTGTCAGGTATTAGCAACGTGGATTTCGATTATGAAGGCGATACATTGCTCGTGGATATGACTGTAGAAGTTAGAGGGTTTTCCGACGTGCGCCCATTGCGCGTGATGCTATAGGGGTTAACGATGCCACGATTTACGATAAAACGGTATGAGCAAATCCTAACTCAAATGATCGCCAAGGTCGTTACGCGCACACGGTTAAGCGATATTTCGGATGCCTCGACATGGAAACACGTACTCGCGGCGGCCGCAAGACAAGATGACGAATTGTATTATCAAATGTCGTTACTCTTAAAACTGTTTTCGATTGATACCGCTAAGGGTGACGATTTGGTGGAACGCGCTAAGGAAATCCAACCGGGGTTAGTGACCAAGGATGCCCCGGTAAAGTCCACCGGAAACGTAGTCTTTTCCAGGGCGGGGACGGTCGGCACCTTAGCAATCCCGGTGGGCACCAAAATCAAAACAGCCGGAAATGTCTTTTTCACCACGACGGCGGCGGGGAGCATTACCGCGTCCAGTCCCGAGCAAATAGCCGGGCACGGCGTGGGTAGGGATTCGGGTTTGATACCCGCTACGGCGGACGTCGCGGGTGTAGCGGGGAACGTGGAAGCGGGTACCATCATTAAATTCATTTCCAAGCCTGTTGGAGTGGATGAAGCGACGAATCCGTCACGATTCGCGAACGGATTGGATGAGGAAAGCGACGATTCATTTCTGAACAAAATCAAAACGTATGTATCGACGCTAGCACGCAGCACGGTTGAGGCTTTGGAATCCGGCGTGTTGGGTGTGGAGGATACTGAAACGGGCGCAAGAGTCTTGTTTTCGAAGGCCGTAGAGGACTTAGTGAACTTGGGTAATGTGACGCTGTACATCGACGACGGAACCGGATCGGCGGAAAGTTACGAAACGGTTACGGGCGAGAATGTTACGGCGGGGCTCGCCGGTCCCCCAGCCGATTCGGCGGTGGGAGGGGAAACCTATTTGTTTCTCGACTACAAACCTGTGCGCGCCGCGTCAGCATTCACTTTGACAAGTTCCACGCGTGGGGTTCTTGTCCAGGATACGGATTTTTATTTGAACGAGGCTTCCGGCCAAATCAATTTTAATCCAGCGTTGGCGGCGGCGGAAGTGATTACGGTGGATTATACGCGGTTTACGGGGTTAATAGCGGGAGCCCAAAAAGTGGTAGATGGTGATTTAAATGATCGCGTAAATTATCCTGGCATACGTGCGGGTGGTGTTCGCGTAAGTGTATTAGTCCCGCAAGTTTTAATTCAAAACATTTCGTTAAGTATTTCCATCAAAGAAGGCTACGATCATGATGACGTAAAAGCGGCTGTAAAATCGGACGTAAGGGATATGATAAATACATTAAATGTGTCCGGTGACGTATTGTTAAGCGCTATAATCGCGACAGCTAAAGCAGTTTCGGGAGTTTATAACGTCAAATTATTGTTACCCACAAGTGACGTAATTCTTTTAGATGATCAATTAGCGCGTACAACGGATGCTAATGTTTTGGTAGCGTGAGGTAAACCATGGCTTTTTCAATAGCGTCAATATCGCCTCAAAAAGTGTCTTGCGAAGGCGGGCACGCGCTCACGGTAACGGGTTCGTTCGAATTGACACATCGATACCGCGTGCACGTAGGCAATTCGGAAACAACTTCCGATCCTATTTGTTATTCGGGAATACCTGGACAAGGAAACGTTGTGTATCCAACGAGCGTGACGACGTTGATAGTGTACACACCTTTGCTCGTGCCCAGTACTACACCGTATTCATTATTAGTCGTGGATCTGGAAACGTCGGTTGTGCATTCGTTACTAAATGTATTAACGGCGTTGAAAAAACAATTTTATTCTTTGGTGTATCTGTACAGAAAAAATATGCACGGTGATTACAAAGTAGGCCCAAGAAATATCGAATTAGAAGCGCAAGTGTAAAGGGTAAAAACAATGACCATAGAAATAGTAATCGACGTATCAGGGGAAGCGGCAGGATCGCCGGGAGTAGCTAGGGAATTTGTGTACGGTAAAATCGATCCTACACCGCCCACGGTGACGTGTTCCTTGGATGACGATACCGGGATTACCTCTTATTTTTGGGAATTCATTAGTCAACCCGTAGGAGCCTCGGCCGTGTTCTCGAGTAGTAGCGTGCCAGCGCCGACGTTCACGCCTACGGTTTCAGTTCCTGGTACTTATTTGATCCGCTGCACCGTGAACGGCGGTGAAGATTTCAATACGAACGCCCTCGCGTTTTCTACCGAAAATCGAGCGATACGAAAACCTGCTCCGGGGGAGACCACGCAATTTAGTGATACGCGGGGTTGGGATATTGCGATGAGCAATATGGTTGACACTTTGGACGGGTTAACTGTTCCGGAAGACGCGGTGGATATAGCTGTTGATAATTCGGGTTGGG